GGCGGGTGCCTGGGGCTATGCGTGGTTCGTGGAAGTCAACGCCTCGAGCAGCTTTACGCCGGCGGCGGCCTCGGCGAAGCTCACGGGCATCACCATCGGGCAGTCGTATTTCGTGTACACGGGCCAGGCCCAGGGCACACAGACCGCGGCCTATGCCGGTTCCGGTGGCTACGCTGGCTTCGCGACTGACCTATCGACCAACGCGCTCGACATGGACGGCCTGCTCAGCATCGCCTCGAACTCGGCGTACATGACCGGGCTCCCGGTGCCCACGTTCACCCTGAATTCCTGGGGCACGGCGCTCGGCACGAACGGCTGGGACAATCACGGGGCCGGGCTCACGAACGGCGGCCTGGTGGGATCGATCACCGAGATCGACACCGTCCTCTTCCAGATCCAGCAGGCGGCCCTCACCGGCCCGACGAAGATCTACCTGTCGTCTGACCAGGTGCCTGCTTTCCGGTCGGCGTTCATGGTCGGCTCTTCGAGTTCAACCGCGGTGAACTATTTCTTCCCGAACGGCGGCCCGAACACCGACGGATCCGGGATCGCGGTCAACGGCCGGGTGGCGCAGTACCACAACATCTTCGGATTGCCCGGCGGCCAGTTTGTCGACGTGATTCAGCATCCGTACCTGCCTGCTGGGACGATCCTTTTCGACGTCGACAAGCTCCAGGAAACCTACGCGAACTCCCGGCTGGGCGAAACGCGCGGCGTCTTTGTGCGGCGCGACACATACGGCATCGAGTTCGCGCAGACCAGCCGCAAGTATCCCTTCGGCGTCTTTTCCGAGGAGGTCCTGGCGGTCAAAACGCCCAACCTCATCGCGTTTATCACCGGACTCGGGAAGTTCGGCGCCACCAACGTGTTCTAACGAGCGGAGGAGTGTCGCCACCGGCGCGGCGCAAATCCAGGCCTGGGGTTGGGAGACCCCAGGCCACCCTTTTATCAGGTGAGCAATGGGCGCGACCGTCATCGATCTGACCACCGTAAGCGCCGTAAATGCCATATTGGCCCAGGCTTCGACGGCGGATGCGGCGCTCATCCAGTCTGAAATCACCGCCTATTCTCAGAACATCCTCACTCGCACCGGCCGCGGGTTCCTCTCCGGTGTGCGCTCTTATTCTGAGCGCTACAACGGCAACGGCGCGAATGAGCTCGCGGTCCGAAACTACCCGATCCTGGCCGTCGCTTCGCTCGCCGTGAACGGGATTATCATCCCGGCGAGTCCCGACTACCTGCAGTCCGGCTACGTGATCGACACCGAGGGTTCGATCTGCAACATCGCCCTGGTCTCGAATGGCTCCGGGTGGAGCGGCTATCCGGAAGAACGCTGGGGCGTTCGGCCTGGTGGCTGGGGATCCTACGGCAACGCGCCGCCCCTTGGCTCTTCGCCCTTCAGGTTTGTTGAGGGCATCCAGAACGTCGCGGTGTCCTACACCGCCGGCTACACCATCGACGTGCCTGCCGAGGCGCAGAGCGTGCCAGCAGGCCCGGGTCCTTACGCCGTAGCTGCCACCAACGCGGCGACGTTTTGGAAAGATGCCGGCGTGCTGCTGGCAAACGGGACGCCTCTGATCTCTAGCGGGGCCTCTGCGCCCGCCCCAGGGCAGTACCAGCCCCCGCAGCCCGGCGTGTTGCCCGCAGGGGTCTACACCTTCAACGCCGCCCAGGCGGGCTCCTCTGTGCTGCTGGCTTATGCCTACGGCGCGCCACCCTTCGACCTCCAGGAGGCTTGCGCGCGGCTGGTGGCCCAGATGTACCGGAAGCGGGCTTGGATCGGCCAGAGTTCTCAGGTGCAGCCCGGGATCGGAACCACGGCTTATTCAGCGCTCGAGGTGGAAATCGGTACCGCCATGACCATCGAGCGCTATAAAATGCGCTTTTTGCCATGATTCTTCGTTACACAATCAACAGCGATGAAGTTGCTGAGGCCCTCGCCGCTAAGGGTGACCGGCTGATGGAGGCAATCGCTGAAGCCATGGGGCTGGCCGGGGAGTCGCTTTACGAAGCGATCATGTACAACATGACCGGGGGCATCATCCAGGCACGCACCGGGCTTCTCTCCTCTTCCGTTGTGCTCTCCCCCGTGGCCACGGATGGGCCGGTGGTCTCGGTCTGGTGCGAGATCCCGGACGATGGTTCCTTCGAACATCTGGTGGGCATGGTCCTCGAGTTCGGAGGCACGCACGCCTATGAGATAGTGCCTCTCATGGATCGTTTCGCCGAGTTTCTGGGTCCGAGCGGCGAGTTCGGCAAGGAATCGATGCACTCTGCCGAGGAATCGATCGCGCTGGCCGAGGGGCGCCTGCCGCGGTCGCTGGCTTGGATTGGCGAAGGTGGCGGCATGGTTTTCGCGAAGCGGGTCACCCATCCACCGTCGCGGGAGTTCCGGTATATGCGTACGTCGCTCGACCAGGTGCGGGAGACCGTTCGCTTTCAGATTTCGGATGCGCTTGCGGGGGTCCTGGCAGAATGAGAATCTCTACACAGAACGGGGTTCAGGTGGCGGAAGTCGCGATTGCCCTCGCAGCTCGCTTGCGCGCGCTGGCTGAAGATCTAGAGCGGGTGGAAACGGTCGCGGCCGTTTGCTTCACTCGCGACGTTGAACGGCGCAACGGCCAGCAGCACACCAGCGTTGAGATTACTCTGGTGGAGGACATCCGATGATGACGGCGACCGAGACCATCTTCCAAAACCTGTATAACCTGCTCTCGCAAACGCAGTTGCTGGTGGGTGGCGTCCCTTCGGGCGGGCCGGTTTTTCAGAACCCCACCGCCACTGGCCGGCGCATGCCCCAGCGTGACGCCATCACGCCGGCGATCCTACCTGGGTTGTGGATGATGGAGGGCGATGAGGAGGTTGTCGAAAACGCGATCGCGCTGCCGAAATATGAACTTCACGCCGCGGCGATCGTACTGGCTGAAATCACCGGCGGCCAGGACGCGATCGCCTCGACTCAGCTTAACGGCTTGCGCGACGCCGTGCTCTACCAGATGCAGCAGCAGACTTTGAAAGCGGACGGAGTCACCGTCATCCCGCTGCTGGGCGGCCAAAAACAGACGCTCGGCGGCGTTGTGTATCATGCAAGAGTGAAGGGCCGCATACTTAAAAACGAGGGTCTGCAGAACAACCGGAGCGCCCTGGTTTTTCCGATTTCGGTTCTAAGCGGGCAATAATTTCAGCGGAGTGCAAATGCTCATACCGGCGGCGATGTTCATCGAAACCGCTCTCGACCAAGTGAAAACTCTCGTCGATGCGGATCGCGCCGACCAACTCAAAGAACTGCATACGGCTATTGGCGCGCAGGCAACTGAGGAAGTCGCGGCCGGCTATCTGTTAGGCCTTCAGACCGCCCGGGTCGTGCTCTCTGGCATGCCGGCGGCGATTCAGAACAAGGTGTCGATTTAGGCACGAAGTAGAATGATCCCAGCGCGCCTCCCAGCGCCAAATTCGCCGGCCAAGGAGTTAGATCATGCAGCTTCCTGGTTTGATGTTTGGTTCTGGCGTCGCTCTTGCAGCCCCTCAGTCCACCTCGGGAAACCCGGCCCCCAATCCGACGCCCGTGGCGCTCGGCGTTCTTCAGAACATCAAGCTCACGCTGGGCGCCGACATCAAGTCGCTCTACGGCATCGACCAGTGGGCTGTCGACACCGCCATTGGGAAGCGATCAATCAAGGGATCGTTCGAGTTCGCGCAGATCTCGAATCTGTTGATGAGCCAGTTGTTTTTTGGCGACGCGACAACGGCCGCCGATGTGGCGACGACCACCTATCCGGGCGAGTCGCACACCGTGCCTGCCACGACGCCTTTTGTGGCCACCGTCACCAACTCGGCGAAAACGCCCCTCGTCGATTACGGCGTGACCTACCAGAACAGCGGGATCTCGCTGACTCGGGTCAGTTCGGGCGGCGCCTGGACAGCTACCACGCCCTATGCGCTCGGGGCTCTCTACATCGATGCGGCCGGCCACATCCAGAAGGTGACCACCGCCGGTACCTCGGGGTCCACTTTGCCCACGTTCAGCGATATCGGCGGCACCGTGACCGACGGCACGGCTGTGTGGACCGATGAAGGCTTGCCGGCACAGGGTCAATACGCCATCGGAGTCGCGGGAAACTATAGCTTCGCGCCGGCCGACGCCAGCGCCGCAGTGTTCATCAACTACTCCTGGACGCCATCGCCCGCCGCCGGGACCACGCTCTCGGCCGGCAACCACCCCATGGGCTACGGCCCGATCATCGCTTTGAACCTGGTCTTTCCCTACGAGGGCGGCGGCCTCGGTTTCTACCTGCCGAACGTGCGCCTGGGAAAGATCGACATCGCCACGAAGCTCGAGGACTACACCATGTACACGACCGACTACGAGGGCTTTGCCGGTCCCAACGGTGTACCCTTCGTCAGCTACCAGGCCTTCTAGCCTTCCCCAAAAGTCCGGCCCGGCGACCCTGCAGGCGATCCGGGCCGGCATCCTTCTTTGCTTTCCACACCAACTTCGGTATTATGGGACCGTTGGCGCGGGCGAGCGGGGAACCGGCGCGGATCTAAGGTCTGGGTTCGTGACGGAGGGCGGGCCCGCGCAGCTCTCTGAAAGCAGGTCACATGAAGAAGCCGGTTCTCATCGAAGGTCAGGAAGTCATTCTCGCCACCATCACGGTCGGCGACCTCGAAACAGTTGATCTGAGCGGCAAAACGGGGCGGAAGTTTAACATCGCCATGATCGCCGCATCCATCCTGGCCTCTGGTGACCAGGAGCGCGGCACCGAGGCCTGGGTCCGTTCAGTGCACGCCTTCGACCCCGAGGGCGGTCCGGCTCCCTTTCAGTTGCTCCTGGACGCCGCGAATGAGGTCAACGGCTTTAAGAGGGTTCTGGAAAAAAACGCACCGGCGCCGGCAGCACCGGCGGTCGCGGCGGCCGAGTAGATATCGAGTACATCTTTGGGTCGCTTGCGCGTTGGCACGGCATTCCGCCCGACCAGGCGCGCCGGCTCCTGCTCTCTGATTTCTGGATGCTCGATTCCTTTATGGCCGCCCACCCACCGGCCGACATTCTGGTCGCTGCCTACCTGCACTACAAGGCCCCTGGCCGAGACGGTCGATCCGTGAAGCCGTCTTTCCGCGAGGCTGCTAGGATGAATTCCGAGGCGCTTTCGAAGATGCCGCCGCGCAGGAACGTCCGGAAGCTGGCCGACATGCCGGCGTTCCTGCGCACGCCTGATCAGTTGAAAATGATCGCGGATATGGAGCGGGAATGGCGGACGAACTCCGGGTAACTATCACGGCTGATGCGAGTGGGGTTGGGCCTGCAGTTAGCCAGGCCACCGCTGCGATCGAGTCCTCCGCTGACCAGATCGCCGCCGCTCAGGCCAAGGCCACGGCCGCGACAAAGGCGCTCACTGAGGCGCAGGTTCAGTTGGGCGCTGCAGCCGAGGGCGGATCGACGGCCGCCGCGGCCATCATCCAGCAATATGCCGAAGCGAGCACGATGGCTACGGCCGCGGTCCAGCAGCTCACCGCCAGCCAGGAAGCCAACACAGCCGCAACGTTGACTAACGCCGCCGCGCAGCGCGTTGATACCTCGGCAACGTATAGCCACTCCGAGGCGATGGGCGCTGCCAAGGTGAGCATGGGGGCCATGACCGGCTCCGCTCACATGATGGAGATGGGCCTGGCAAAGCTGGCTGCGGGCTCCTCGGTGCTAGGCCCGATCCTCGCCGCCATGGTCCCGGTGGCAATCTTTGCTGCCGGTGTGTTTCTGCTCTACGACCTGGGCGAGGCTATCTACAAGGCATTCGATCTGGGCGGCGAGGGCGCGCGGGAGTTCCAGCAGAAACTCGCCGGGCTCGACTCCTCCTATCGGTCGCTGATCGACGAGACGTCCCTCGAGGCTGACAAAATCGAGGCCGCGAACGCGAAGCTCGAGCACAAACCCAACCCCAATGCCATCAAAGAGGCCATCGACGATGCCCTGGTCGAAGCCGACAAAATGAATGCGAAGCTGCAGGGCCTGATCGATAAAGAAGAGGCGCTCCTAAAGATGCAGTCGCTGGCCGGGTCGACGCTGCAGCGCCTCACACAGACGACCGGCACGCGCCAGGAGCAGATCGACCTCGAGCAGCACGCGCTTTGGATGGAGAAGGCGGTCTCGCTCGAGCAGCAGCTGGCCGAGGCGAAAAGTTTCACCGCCACGGAACAAAAAAAGCTAAACGACCTGCACGCCCAGCAGACCATGGGCATCTTTCCGGGCGAGCTTGCGAACGAGGTCTCAGCGACCGAAATCCTGATTGCTGACACCCAGAGGGAAACGGCCGCGATCCAAGAACAGATGCGTCTCCGGGATGCGCAGCAGGTTCACGAAAAGCTCACCGGGGAAAAGGGCGGTGGATCCAAGGGAACCTCTGACAATCTTCCTGAACAGATCGCGCGGTCACAGATCGAGGCGGCGCATGCGGCCGATGCCCAGCTGGCTCCGGAGCAGGAAATCGTCGCTGCCATGGACAAGCAGATCGAGCTCAATAACCTGAAGGCGCGCACCATCACAGAAGGGACCGCGGCCGAACGGGAGCAGCTGCGCGTTCTTGAAAACCAACTGGCGCTTGCAAAGGCCAAGGAGCAGATCGACGCGCTCGGCAAGGAGCGGTTGAATGCCACTTTCGAAGCCCAGCAGAAAGAGGACGAAGCTGCCCGGCGGCGCGCTGAAGAACAGGCCCGGGCCGAACTCGAGAATGCCAACCGAACCCGGGAAGAGCAGATCTCTGCCGCCCGCGAAACGGCAGCGGCTCTGATCGAGGCGGCTGACCAGGAGTTTGAGCGCACCCAGGTCGAAATCCGCGGGCAGGAAGAACTCGGCATTATCTCGCACCGCGTGGCCGAGCAGCGTTTGCTTGACGCGCTGAAGCTCCGCGAGGCTACGACCCAGGGCGCCCTCAAAACCGAGCAGGGCCTTTTTAACCCGGGCGCCGGTGAAAAGGAGGCGATCGAGTACAAAAAGCTCGAGGACCAGATGACTAAGGAGGCCAAGCGCGCAGCGCTCGAACGGGAACGGATCGTCCAACAGGAAGCGACCAAAATGGAGCAGGCCTACAAAAAGGTCGCGAATGAATTCAATACCGATTTCACCCGGGCATTCAATGAGTGGGCGACCGGATCCCGGACCGCGGGCGAGGCCTTTGGGCGCATGCTGGGCGACATGGAACTCCAGGTGGTTAACTTCGTTGCGCGCTGGCTGCTCGAGAAGGCTGAAATGTGGGCGCTCGACAAGCTGATGCAGGTCTCCGGACTGGCCGCGCAGGAGGCGACCCAGGGCGCGGCCGACGTCGCCACGATCGGCAAGGACGCCGCGGTCGCTGGAGCCGGCACGATGGCCTATTACTCGGCAATCAATCCGCCGGTGGCGCCGGCGATGGCCGCGGTGGCCTACGCCAAAACCATGGCCTACGCTGCCGGCACGCACATGGATTATGGCGGCATGATGCCGCACATGGGGTTCGCCTTTAACACCTCCGGAAGCGCCGAGCGCGTGCTGTCGCCATCGCAAACCCAGAACTTCGAGACCATGGTGAACCAGGGCGGTTCCCGGTCCGCTGTGCTTCATCAGACCAATCACTTCGGCGGGTCACCGAACGAGGATCTGCTGAAGCAGCACCGCGCGCAAACGATGAGCGATATGCGGCGCCTCCTGCGTCCGGAGGCCTTCGCATGAGCCTGCCTGTGTTCCCCACGCTGCCTGGGCTTACCTACACATCGCTGAAGGCGCCCGCGTTCAAAACGCTGGACGAAGAGGGCTCGAACGGTTATGAGGTCCGGTTACCGCAGTACACCAACCCGATCTGGTCCTGGACCCTACTCTTTGATTTCCTGCACGATTTTTTCTGGGGCAGTTTCACTGCGGTCAGCGAACTCCGGACCCTGATGGGCTTTTTCACCGACCAGTTCGGAAAGGCCGCGGCGTTTCTCTACACTGATCCGGACGACAATTATGTTGGGCCAGCGCTGGTCGCTGGTACCCCGAACGCCCCGCTGGCACAGCTGGCGCTGGTCTCCGATGGCGCTGGCAACTACTACTCTCCCGTGCAGCGCACGCTCGACGGCGTGGGCTACGAGGACGTCACCGACCTTAATGGCGCGATCGCGGTCTATTTGAATGGAACGCTGGCCGCCGCCGGCTCTGGCGCCAACGAGTACACGCTCGAGGGCCCTGGGCTTGCCATTCCCGGTTACTCCTGGCTGGGCATGGTGCTCAAGTGGGGCCCCGGTGCCCCCTCTTGGGCCGCGACCCACGCCTACGTTGTCAATGCCGAAATCATCGACCCCGCTGGCCACATCCAGAAGGCGACAGGTGCTGCCTGGCCAGCCTTGACACCCGTGGCGCTGGGCTACGAAATCATCGACCCAGCTGGTCACATTCAAAAGATCACCACGGCGGGGACAACCGGCGCAAGCATCCCGACGTTCAATGACACCGGCGGTACGACGAACGATGGCACCGGGGGCACCATGGCGGTCTGGACCGACCAGGGCAGCGCCGGTGGGAGCGCTGGCACCTCCGGGTCCGCAATTCCGGCATTCAATGACACCGGCGGTGCTACTCCCGATGGCACAGGTACTTTGGTCTGGGAGGACCAAGGCTATTACGCCGGCCCTGCAGCACCGGTCACCGCACAGTTCCACTTTTATTTCCGGGTCCGGTTCGACGCCGACTCGCAGGATTTCGAGAAGTTCGCCGGCATCGGTTCCTCGGCTGGCCAGCCTCCGGCGGGGCAGGGCGGCGGCTACTGGACCGTGGGTGGCTCGGAATCGCAGAACGGGACCGGGACTCTGGTGCTGCGCACGGCGCGGCCGGTGCCCTCATGAGGCGCACGATCGGTGGTAATGGCTCGGACACGACGCTCGCCACCCAGGCCTATCTGAATTCGACCAGCGATCCGATCATCCGGGATCTCATCCTCATCGGGCCCCCGGAAAACCCAAACGCGCTCTATCTCACCAACCATGAGGCGCCGGTGCTCTACAGGCCCTACGGCCTCTTCCAGCCGGCCGTGATGTCGCGCGGCGGTGTCGAGGCGAAGGTAGGGCTCGACGCGCAGGCTCTCGCGGTCACCTGGTCTCCTGGCGCCAGCGCGCAGGCCTCGAAAACGGCGAGCACGTCGACGGCTTCGCCCTACCAGCTGGCCGCGCAACACTTCTACGACAATTGGCCCCTGCTCATTCTCCGTGCCTTTATGCCCACGCCCGGGGACGCCGATACCCTGGGGTGCGCGGAATGGTTCGGCGGCCGGATCCAGAATTGCAAAGTCGCCCGGAACAAGCTGATCTTTAACACCAAGAGCTACATCGACGTCCTGAAGCAAAAGGTGCCCTCAACGATGGTTGAGGTCACGAACACTCTCGCGTCGACGGCCGCAGTCACTCTCCCGGCCGGGGATCCATCGATCCCAGTTTTTTCTTGTATCCGGCCCTCGAGCGCAACCTACATCGTCGCCGACTGCGTCTCGCCCTCGGCCGGCAAGATCTATTCAGGCGATCTTTTCGCCGGCGGCTACATGGTTTTTCTCTCGGGGCCCGGAGCCACGCTCGCCGGTGCCTGGTCCGCGATCGGCCAGAACGGCGCTTGGACTGATGGCGATGGGAACACGCACTCGGAATTCGTGATCTACTCCCCGCTGCCCTGGCCGCCCACGCCCGGGGTCGACACGTTCTACGTCTCGACGACCGCCCCCATCAACGTGGGCGACGAGGACTATTACGGGTTCCCCTTCGTTCCGAATCCCACCCAGGCGGTGTAAGCCATGAAGACCCGGCTCGAGGCTGTGGCGATCGCGCGCTCGTTCCTGGGCACGCCTTACGTCCTGGGCGGCCGGCTAAAAGGCGCCGGGCTCGATTGCGCCACGCTGCTTGGCTGTTACCTGATCGAAATCGGGGCCGCGGCGCCGACGCTCTGGGATAGCCTCAAGACCTACCACCACGATTGGTTTCTACACGATGCCAATGAACGGTATTTGCGGGGCCTGGTGCGCTTCGGCTTCGAGGCAGCGCACTCCCTATGCCGCGCCGACGCCGAGGCCCAGCCAGCCGATCTGGTGCTGTTCAGGGTGGTACGGAGCAGGGTGTTCAACCACGGCGCAATCGTGACCGCCTGGCCGCACGGGGTCCACGCCGGCGCCGACGGGGTCCGGGAGGTGAACCTGGCCAGCCACCGTCTCACCGCCTATAAGCCCATGGAGGTTTTCGATCCCTTCGCTAAGATGGAGCCTGGACCATGACGGCCACGTTCAAATCCCAGGCAACGCAACGGCCCACGGCCATGGGCTCGCTCCTGCAGGCCTCGGCCTACGGCGCAACGATCCCGGTGGGCTACGGGCAGACGCAGTCGAACCTGCTCGCGATCTGGGCGGCGAACCTTCGCCAGGGCGGCCTCGGGATCAAAAAGTTTAAGCAACTGAAGAAGGGCATCACCAACTATTGCGAGAACATCGATTTCCTGCTCGGGCACAACCCGATCCGCGGCGTGCTGCAGGTCATGAATAACGGGTCGAACATTCCTCTCGCGTTCACCCAGCAGGCATTCTCTGGATCCGGCGGCCGGCAGTCTTTCACGGTGAGCGACCCGAACTTCTACTTTGTGATCGCGGTGACGCTCACGGCCACCTACAGCTTCTCGGTCGACGATTACGGTGGCCAGGGCCCGCAGACGCTCTCCGGCTCCTGGGAGATCCCGCTCTGGAACGAGCTCGAGGTAGGTCCGGATCCGACCGACCCCATGAGCTATCGGTGCTGGCCGTTCTGTTATCGCTGGCAGCAGGGGATGGGCGCCACGATCTATCTGGATGCCGAATCCTTCCCGGCCGGCACCGTGAACGTCTACTATGCGCAGCTCACCGCGGCGACCTCGAACGAGCCCCCGATCGCGAAGCTGGCGATGGCTTTTGAGCCCCAGCTGGGCTCTGGCGATGAGTACTCCGACGCCGGCCTGTCTGCGCAACAGATCATCTATCCGCATTTCGCCGGCCTCGAAAGCTCCGAACTCGACCTCGGCGCCACGGGCGCCCTGCCGTCGCTCAATCCCGAGGTCGCTTTCAAATGGGGGGTGTACCCGAGCGGGGATGCCGATTTTGTGGACATGATCGAGGATATCTACAAGTCCGGCATGGCGCAGGCGGCGATCGCGGCCGAGACTTCCGTGCAGCCCCAGCCGGCGGCGACCCAGATGGAGCGCGGGCTCTCGAGCTACGACTTGCCTGGCACGATCCAGAAGAAGGTCGACGCAAGTTCCACCGCGGCGCTGCCCGCGATGATGTACGACATGCCGAACGCCCAGGGTAACGTCCTGGTGGCCACGGCGACCGGCGCCGGCACGCTCGGGATCAGTTCGACGAACGGCGAGACCTGGACAAAGGTTTACGGCGACGGCCTGGGCTACCAGGTCTGGTACGCCTATGCGGCCGGTGGTCCGAACACGGTAACTGTCTCCGGCGCATCGACGCCGTGGGCGATGGGCATCCTCGAAATCGGCGGGGTGGGCGCCTCGAGTCCGAACAGCGTTTTGGTCCTGCCGACGAGCAATTCGAATCACGCGACCCACGGGCCCACCAGTTCTGGCACCGCCATCTCGAGCAATTCTGGCGGAAGCATGGGGGGTTCGACGACCTATCCGCCCTTCAACCTCTACACGGGCTTTTACACCACGCTCGCCTGGGGCGGTTTTGTGTGGCCGACGCTCCCAGCCGGCGCGGTTGTCATCTCAATAAAGCCCGTGGTCAGCTACTCGAGCAGTGGAGGCGGTACGCCGTCGGGCGCGCTGGGGTTCCTGCCTGCTCCCTATGCCGGCGGATCGACCGGCTGGTGCGGCGGCACATTCCCGGCCCTTGGGACATCGGGCACCTTCACCGGGCCAAGCATCGGGACCACGCCGGCTGCGATGGCCGCCTTTGAGCCGGGGTTCTATTTTCAGGTCACAAACCAGCTTTCGAACACCACCGCCGACTTCACTGTCAGTTCGATCGCGCTGCTGGTCAGCTACACCGTGCCAGCCGGGTACCTGGGCGGGGAGACGGTCGACGCCGTGGCGACCTCCTCGAGCGGCCCTGCACAGGCCTCCAGCAGCGTCGCCGAGGGCCTGCCTGGATATCTCTTGGCCATCTCGCTCTACCCTGGCGGCGGTGCCACGCCGGTCGCAGACGAGCCCCTGTGGCGCGCGGTCACCCCGGCGAACTTCGCCGGCCAGTCGCCGCCCACATTCCAGATGCAGGAACGCATCATTCATTCGCCAGGTGCGTTCTCTGCGGCCGGGGCTGGGGGAGCCCCGGTTTCAATCGCCCTGCTTGCGATCAAGGCTGCGCAGCCGCCGCCCTATCCGAAGCCCCTGGGCGATTTCATCGACATCCCGTCCTTTGATCTGGTGCGCGCGCAATGCCGCGCAAATGGGCTCTGGGGCTCGCTCACGATGAATTCGCAGTCCGCGGCTGCAGATTGGATCAAAACACTCTGTAGCGCTGCCAACGCCGCCCCGGTGTTCCTGGGCGCGAAGTTCTACCTGATTCCCTACTCCGAGGTCTCGGCGGTCGGAAACGGTGGCTTTTACCAGCCGCCCACGGCCGCGGGGCCCGTCGCCGACCTCGACGCTGACGCCGGCGATTTCCTACTGTCCGACTGCCCTTCGCTCGACACCGCGGTCCGGATCGATCTGCCGAACGTGCTCCAGATGCAATGCATTGACCGGAACGCGAACTATGCCCAGGTCTCCGTGCAGACCCCGGATCCGGCGACGCTCGGGCTCTACGGGGTGCGCAAGGCCGACCCGGTCACGAACAATGCCATCCAGGATCCCTCGATCGCCAGAACCATTCTCGGGATCCAGGTGCGCCGGAATCAGTACGGCGGCGACGTCTGGAGTTTCTCGACGACCGCGCGCTGGTCGCTGCTTTCGCCGATGGACCTGGTCACTCTCACCGATGAGCTCCAGGGCATTGTCGGCGTCCCGGTCCGGATCACAAGCTACAACGAGCAGGACGATGGCAGTTTCCAGGCCACGGCCGAGCCCTTCGTTTACGGGATGTGCGCGCCCACGCTGCTCCCCGTCACCTCTCCGGCTCCGAATCCGGTAAGCACCCAGCGCAGCGCCGGCAACGCCAACGCCCCGGTCATTTTCGAGCCCACGCCCGGGCTCTATCCGGGATCCTCGGGCGACCAGCTTTGGGTTGTGGTCTCGAGCGCCGATCCGAACTATGGGGGTGCGCAGGTCTTTGTCTCGACTGATGGCGGCGCGAGCTACAGCCCGGCCCCGGGCGGCGCCGACGGCAACTCGAACGTGGTGATCGGCTCGGCCGTCACCGGTGAGGTGGTCACTGACTGGCCGGCGGCAAACGATCCGGACACGACCAATGACCTCGAGGTCGACCTCAGTGAGTCGAAGGGCACGCTTCAGTCCTCATCCGCCGCGGTTGAGAACAACCTCGAGGTGCCCTGCTACGTCGAGGGCGGCGCGGTGATCTTTGAGGTGGGCGGCGTGGCCGTGGCCGAGGGAGACCCCGCGTTTATCGAGGCTGGCGGATCTGTGATCGGGGAAGTCGGCACACTCGAGGCTGGCGGGACCGCGATCGCTGCAGCCGGCGGCGGCTTCGGCTACGAGCTCATGACCTACGCCATCGCAGACCTCACCGGGCCGAACGCCTACACGCTGAAGGCCACGGGCTCGGGGAACTTCCTGCGCCGGTCCATTTTCCTGGCACCGAGCTCGAGCGGCGTCGGCGTCGACCATCCCGCGGGCTCGCGGTTCGCGGTGGTAGGACCCAGCCAGGCAGGCATTCTGAAAATGACCATGCCGCCGGCCTACATCGGCCAGGTGCTCTATTTCAAGGTCTGCACGTTCAATACGTTTGGCGCTGCCCTGCAGTCTTTGGGCGATGTGTCACCATTCATCTATGTGCCCACTGGGGTTCCCGGCGCGGCATAGGGGAGCGAGAACCATGAGCCTTGCGACGACCGTCAATCTGACCCCCACTGCGGCGGCTCCCACGCCGACGCCGGCGCCCCCGACCGGGCAGCAGGCGATTGTTTTTGCCACCGACGACGGCTCACCCATCGCGAATATCTCGGCCTCCGACCCAGTCATGGTCGGCGACACCGGTTCCGGCGGCAAGGCTGGCAATGTGCCCGCGGCGCCTGCGGGCTCGGCCGCGGCGGGAAAGTTTCTCAAGGCGGATGGCACTTTTGCGATTCCTCCTGGCGGCGGTCTTTTGACGATCAACCCGCAGACTGGGAACTATGCCGCGCTCTCGACGGACCTGGGCGCTATCATCCAGGAGAACTCATCGTCGGCGGTGGCGGTCACTTTGCCGGTCACCTTTGCGACGGGCTTTTTTCTGTGGGTGAAAAACGTTGGATCAGGCGTCTGCACCGTCGCGGCCACCAGCGGGAACATCGATAACAACGCTTCGTTTCTCCTCGATCAGTGGCAGGCAGCACAATTCTATTGGGATGGTTCATTATGGCGAGTTCTAAGCGAGTCCTTGGCGGTCTGATCCTCCTGTTCTCGGCGCTGGCCGCGGCGCAGGTCCAGCAACCTCAAAACGGGGGCACGGGCACCAGCACGGCCCCCACCGCCGGCCAGATCCCGATCGGGCAGTCGACCGGGAAGTATGCCCCCAAAACGGTCAGCGGCTGCACGCTCACCTCGGCCGGCGCTCTCAGCTGTTCCGGCGGCGGCGGCGGTGCTTTGAACGGCGTCAATTCCCAGACCGGAAGCTACACCGCAGTCTCAGGAGATAACGGCAAGATCATTTCCATGAACTGCGCGGCGCCCTGCACGTTCACGCTGCCGTCGCCGATCTCCTCGACCTGGGCAGTCTTTACCCAGGCCACCGGGCCGGCGGCGGTCTCGATCGCGCCGCCCTCCGGCGTGACCATTGATGGAGTACTCGGGACCGCGCAGATGAACCCCACAATGGGGGTCTCGATCTGGACGGACGGAACAAACTACTTTACCAACCGCGGCGCCATTCTCACGACCAGCAATACGGTGCCCGCGCTCACGAACAACTACGCGAGCGCCGGCTGCACCGGCTCTGGCTGCGGCGCCTCAATTGCGCTGCCCTACGACGTGACTCCGGGCGACGCCATCATTGTCGAGGCCCAGCACAGTAACGGCACGGTTCAAAACCCATTCTCGGACGCCCAGGGCGACACTTTTGTCGAATACAATTACCAATCCATCTCTGGTGAGTTCGATCTGTGGCAGTTTGTCGCATGTAACGCGATCGGCGGCCCGACGACGATTAGCATGGGCGCCGGCGCCGACTTTTCGGTCGTCGCGGCCTATGAGGTCTCAGGCGTGCTTGCATCCTCCTCGTGCGTGGACAAATACGCCTCGGCGCAAAACTCGACCGGCTCTCCGCTTTCGACCGGCTCCATCAGCACGACGGCGGCCTACGATTTCATCTTCGTGAGCGGGGCAACCCGCGCGGGCGCCGCGCACACCTTCACTGAGGCCAACAGCTATACCTCGATTCTTTACCAAAATGGCGATGCGAACTCCATGTCCTACCAAAGCTGGTACGGGATCGCGCCGGCTACAGGGAGCCTTTCGGACACGATCACTATTACGGGCGGTGGTGGAGATCTCTACGCGGGGATCCTGGCGCTCTTTGCTGCGGGCTCGAACTCCATCGTCGAGGGCGATGCGATCGTGGCTGGGCCCCTGGGCCAACTTCAGCCCTTCCATGCGGGGGTACTCAATTACTGCTTCGTGTCGAACGGTCTTCTGACGATGCCGAGCTATCGGCCGTGCAATGCGGTTCAGGTCAACGGCGGCACACCGCCCACCAGCGCGCTTCTCGCAGGCTACAACTCGAGCGGGCAACCTGTCGCTGAATATAATGCCGTCGGCGCAGTGACCTGGAATTCCGGCGGCACATGCACCTATGCGGCCTCGAGCGCATTCGTGGCCTATGGGACGTTGACTACAACGGCGAGCCAAACCTGTACGCTCTCGCCCACCGGCCTCATCGCCGGGGGCACCTATACGCTCGAGATCATTAACGGATCCGGCGCTTCGGCAACCCTGCTCCTGGGCACGTCGGGCAGCTGCTCGGCCTGGAAAATAGGAGGCGGCGGAGGTGGCACGATCACCCTCACCGGCTCGAGCGCGATCGATATGCTGGCCTTCATTTTCGACGGCACAAATTGTGTTGCCAACTTCCGGGGGAACTTCTCGTGAGGAAATCGACCGTTCTCACTTTCGTTTTGCTTTGCGGGGCGCTCGCTGGCGCCCAGGGATTCTTTTTTCCCTTAAACTCGAGCGGCGCGGTGACGACGGTTTGCCCGAACGTTGTTGTGGGCTCGCAGATCCGCGAGTTCTGTACCGCCTCTGTGACCTGGCACGCGACGACCAACGGCACGAACATCACGATCGAGGCGATTGGTGGCGGCGGCAGCGGTACGGGCGGCGGTGCCTCGACCAACATCACCGGCGGCGGGGGTGGCGAGTACTGCACCTCTTCCGTTGCATATTCTTCCGGAGCCAACATCACAGTCACGGTCGGCGCCGGCGGTGGCGTTAGCACGGCATCGGGTGACGGTCATGCCGGCGGGAATAGCTCATTCGGCTCGACCGTGGTAGCGGTCGGCGGCTCGGCTGGACAAACGGCTAACACCTCGGGGGCCGGCGGCACAGGTGGCACTGGCTCAACCTGTCATAACGGCGGTGCTGGAGAGAGCGGCACCCACTCAGCCGGCGGCGGCGGCGGCGGCGCAGGGGGGCCAAATGGCGCAGGCGCCAATGGCAGCGGAGGAAACACCGCAGGCGGCAGAGCAGGGGCCGGCGGTGGTGGTGGCTCTGGCGGCGGATCCGCAGGGGCCTCGGCGCCGAGCGGCAACTCCGGCGTGGCCGGCGGCGCGAATCACACGGCTTCGCAGGCCGGCGGCGCGGGTGATACGGGGAGTGGCGCTGGTAATGGCTCGGGCGACTCGAATGGAGCGTCGGGCGGGGGCGGCGGCGGTCAGGCCAGCTCTAATACTGTTGGCGATCCCGGCGGTAACGGCGGCTCGGGTCAGGAATGGAACGGCGCTCATGGCTCGGGGGGAGGCGGGGGCGGCGGCGGCGGTTGCAACTCCTCGGGATCGCCGGCCTGTAACGGCAATGGCGGCGCTGGAGGCAACGGCGGCTCTTACGGAGGCGGCTCCGGCCCTGGTGGATATTCGAACGCCCATACCTCCGGCGTAAGCGGCGCCGGTGCACAAGGCATTGTCGTAATCACGTACACGCCGTGAGAGACTTATGACGATGGGAACCTCGGGGCAGGACGATCGGTCTGAAATCGCGCGGATCCAGAAGCGCCTCGAGCATCTCCAGGACCAGGTGCGGCGCGCCGATCCAACGGCGCCCTGCAGGGATTGGATCCTGCGTCGCCTGAACGGTTGTATCGCGCGCATCGAAGCTCTCAAGTTTGTGAACCAGCCAATGAGGAAAATATGAAAATGCGGAATCTACTGTTCATCCTGCCGGCCGTGCTCGTTGCGGCCGGCTTCGCGCCGCCGGTTCAAGCCCAGGCGGCTGGCACCGAAACCGTCACATGGATTGACTCGGGCTGTACAACGACCGTCGCTTGCACGCTGCAGCTCTCCCGTGAGGCTCTGGCACCCGGCGTGTCAACTTGCGACGCCGCGGGCAGCGCTAAGTACTCCGCGCTGAACACGGCCGCGATTGTGCCCACGGTGGGCCAGGTCAACACTGCCTGGGTCTACCAGGACACGGCCATCGTCCAGGGCGTCACCTATTGCTACGTGGCCACCGTTACCGCGACTGCCAGCGGTCAGGTCTCAGCGCCGTCGAGTCCCTTACTCGCAGCCGTCCCGGCCGCACCAGCGCCGCCCCCGCCCGTTGGCACGGCCGTCTACACGCCGGGCGTCTAACGATGCGCTGGATGCTCCTCATTGCGTTGGCAGCGGCAGGGTGCGCCAAGCCCGCGCCGCCGACGCCACCCACAGCCCCGCCTGCTCCCAACGGGACCGCAGTGTATACACCGGCGCACCAGTAATGGGTGAGCCCGCAAGGGTGCCGGAATATCGAAACAGAAAGCGGGAGAGCACGATGCCATGGAGGCGCGGGAATGGATCGGTCGAAGTAGAACTCGCAAGCGTGCAGACCTGGATTGAAACCAACGACCCGGTTTTGAATGGTCGGAACGGAGACAAAGGCTTGACGCGAGACTTTTACGACGGCAAGGCAGCAGCCGATCAGCGGGCGAAGGATCTGAGCCTGCTTTTCAAAATCGGCGCGTATATCATCGGGCCAGCTTCCGTGGGCACTTTGTTCTTATCGATCGCCCGCGCGCTCAACTGGATTCGCTGAAGGGGCCCGCATGAACCCAACCACTCTCGCGGCCATGATCGGAGCCCTCGCGCTCGTCGGCGTGGCCCTGATCAACGCCTATTCCGCAATGAAGGCCTCGCAGGCTGAGAGACAGGCCCGCGAGGCCAACGAAAAAGCCAGCGCCATCATTATCAGTATCGACGGGACACAGTCAAAGATCCTTGCCGAACTCCAGAGATTGACTGCGGAGAACGCCGACCGCGGCGGTCAGCTAAAGGAACGCGAGCGCGCGGACCAGCGACAAGATTTGAAGGATTCCGCCGTCGACAAGCCTATTGCTTAAGCCGCGCGCTCGACTTCGCGGTTAACCCATTCAAGATATGCATAGCGGGCATCGCCGCGGGCACGGATCGCCTGCAGGCAGCGTGGGCAGTAGACGTTCTCCCGCTCAACCGGGGATCCGCAGCAGATACACGGGAAGGCGACCGCGGCGCGCTTCAGCTGGGGTTCGCAGATCATGTCCATTCCGGGCCTCCCTTCGTCTCATAGGATAGCACGGAAGTGTGGAAATCCGCTACCGCAAAAGCGGATGTCCGAAGGTCGCAAACGGCAGCAGCAGGTAGAGAAGCCAGATCACGAAAATGATCGCGATCACGACGCGCGCGACCTGGGCGAACGGCGCCGGCAGCGGAATCATCGTGATCACCCACCAGATCAGCCCGAAAATCAGGCACATGACGAGAATCGAAACCAGGATTGAAAGCATGGGGCACCTCCACTTGAGGAGAGCACGGGCTCTCACGGGTTGGATGCTCACTTTTGGACAGTTTGGCTAGATCCGTTTGAACGTGATCGCCCAGATCCACGGGTTGTTCGACCACGGGTGCCTCTTGCCGTTGATTTGGTCCCAGAGCAAGCGATAAGCGTCTTTTGCGCTGTATTCGGCGAGGTATCCGCGCGTTCCCTTTGGATCATGACCCCAGATTTGGGTCGATCCGAACCGGTGCATGCCCTCTGCGATAGCGTCCTGCTCGCTGATCTCCTGTAGGCGCTGGGCGCGGACCTCGATCAGCTCGAGCAGGATCCGGCTGGCCCAGCGGGGCATGAAGATCGCGGTGCGAACCTTCGGCGTTTTCGACCAAGGCCAGCTCACCGACTCGCCCTGGCGCCACGCCGGGCAGCCATCCTCGCCGTAGGTAACGATGCCGCTCTGGCTGGGGCGCAATGTCTCGCGAACCCACAGCCGGTCACCGGCGACGCCATGGGGGCACCGGACCTTATCCTGCTCATCATCCGGGTAGTCGGGGCCGCATTCGATTGCATACCCTTCGCGCGCCATCTTGTAGCCGGTCCATTCTGGATGCTTCAGGGGCTTCATGACGCGCCTGGTCTGGGTTTTTCGGTCCTCGAGGACGGCGCGCACCATCGGTCCGGAGAACAAGATGGGCCGTTCGCGGACGGCCCTTTCGACGACGGGCTCAGTTGATGGCACGGCCGGCCTGCACTTCTTTTTGGTGAAACTCCTGCAGGTTGCTCGCGCCACTCTTTTTGCCTGGAGTCTTGGCGTTGCCGGCCTTCGGTTTCTTGGCTGGGCCAGTATCGGGTGCGGGCTCGGCTTCGCCAGTGGCTTCCTGGAGCGTCGGTAGGGCGGGCAGCGCCGTCCTTGGCTCCTCGGCGGCCTCTGCGGCCTGCAGGGGCAGCTCGGCGGTCTGGGCGATGGGCCCCTGATCGGCCTTCGGTGTCGGGAACGTCATGTAGACCTCTTCGCCGGCCATCTCGCCGGCCCAGGCCCAGAACTCGCGAGCAAATTGGAGATACAGCTTGAATTGCAGCTCGACTTCCGGCTCATCCGGCTTGCCAACGCGGGTCACCTTGAAGCCGCGCAGCGACGCCGAAGCGACCTTGACGGCCCGCTTGGCGAACATCACGCCGGCGTTGTTGTCATTCGAGAACGCGATCGCGAGGTCACTCATCTCCTGCACCTCGGGGTCGACGTCCGTGTACTTTTTGGAGACGTCCTCATAGGCGCGCGCCGCCCAATCGGGCAGGGTGCCGAGGGAATAGGCGTCCAGGGGCATGCGCATCTGGACGACGATGCGGCCGTTGGAACTCTGTTTCGTTACGCTGCCCAGGATCACACGCTGCAGCGCGGTGGTTAAAATTTCGCCTTGTTTCATGGTCATCCTCTCGCGTTGTGGGGTTGGTTGGGTTCGAGCGGAAAGCTATCATCTCCGCTGTGGAAAATGCAAGAGAGATTATTCGGCCCGGATCTCGCTGCCCTGGACGACGGCTCGGTCGCGGTGGATGGGGCAGACGTCGATCGTGTCATTCAGGCGCTTCAGACCGCCGCCGGCGTCCCTGTCCTGCCGCCCGACGGTGCGCGCGCACTCGTTGCACATCTCGGCGTCGCAGGTCCGGTCGTTCCCGATCGGGAAGTCGCACAACTTGCCGCCGTAGTAGTCCCGGTGGCAGAACTTGCAGTTGCGCTTCGGCCCGCGGCCACGGCCGCGGTTCACGTGGATTATGACGCCGTCTTTTTCGTACCACTCGCAGGGCATTTTGCTTTCCTCACTTTCCGGCTGAAGAGCCGGCGCTGGGCTCCGGGCAGCATATCGGCGCATTCCTCGAGAGAGACGATCGCCGCAGCGACATGCTCACGGATATAGGCCAGGTCAGGCTCTGGTGCGTACCAGGAGTCAGTCTCGAGCGCCCCTGGTCGGTTCATCTCAAAGAGAGAACGCGCAATTTCTACGTCAGCGTCGACAAGCGCCTGCTCCCAAGTCTGGCTCATGCGCGGCCGTCCTTGACCAGTTGCGCGAACTCCTGGAGTTCCGCCTGCAGATCGACCGCGGCCTCGAGCTCTTCCGGCTTCACGGGACCTGGACCCAGGAATCCAAGGAAGGGGGTCACAATGCCCTGGGCGCCCGCGTAGAAGGCCCGGCGCATCTCCTGCCGCTGGATGGGTGGCGCGAAGCGGGGAAGCGTGGCACGGGCGAAGCTGTCCCACTGTTCGGCCATCAGGCGGCGGTTGCTCATAGCAGGGTCCCCTGGGCCACCTTGATGACGATCACGGTCCGCGGGTTGGCGCGATCGATGCGGCGGTATTGGTGGCACTCCGAGACCCGCTTGTCATCGTCGATGGCTCCGCAGCCGTGCTGCTCGGCCAGGGAATCGAGGATGCACTTCGCGAAATTGTCAACATCGTGAACGCGGGCATCCGGCAGGAACACAACGTAGCTGATCGAATACTCCTCAGCCCGCAGTTGCTGCCCTTTGGCGAAAACCCCGACGTCCCGAAACCAGGCCTTCGCCTTCGCCGTGAGGTACCAGAGCGCCACCGGCTTGCGGCCCTTGCTGCAGACGATCCGGTATTTCTTGTATTCGTTGACGCTCGGCGGGATGCCAGGCATTTCGATGCGCAGCTCGTTCATCGCGCCTCCGGAAACGCCTTGTGCTCCACGCCGTCGAGTAGCGAGCCCGCGGCTTTCTTGCCCGCGTGGTGCATCAGACCGCCGGTGGAACAATGGATGGGTATGTCTTTGCCTGGGTCGCTCACATGCGGCCCCGGAGCAAACTCACCCCATTGCTTGAAAAAGAACGGGACACTCGCCGCCGCGCATTGATCGCGCAAGCTCCGCGCCCAATCCGGATTCATCGGCCGGGCATGCGGGCCGCTCTCGCCCCCGCAGATCACCCAATCGAGCGCGTTTGGGATCAGCGCGCTTTTGTCGACACCCGCATTGCTGAGAGCATCCAGGTACCGCCCGATTCCACTGGCGCTTGGCAGGTTCTCAAGGTTGATCGGTCCCAGCAATGGCTCTGCCGAGATGAAGCGCACGGCCGCCGGCGTCTGAAGGAGGAGCGGGATCCGCTCATCGGCCGCGGCCTGGTTTTCGACACTCACGCCCAGCCACACATTCGGGAGCGGCAGCCCGCTCCATTCGAGGAACGGCTCGCTGGTTTTTTTCAGGTGGATGCTGCTCGCCGCAAACCCTACCATCGCTTCGCGGACCCTTGCCATCGGGCCAGCAGCGAAATATTCCAACATTGCCATTGCCCGTTTTGTCAGAACCTGAAACGTGTGGTGCCCGGCCAGGGCCATCACGCCGAAGATGCGATCCCGCAGGTCATCGCTCACATTTTCGTGAAAAAGGTCGCTCATCGAGTTCACAAACACCAGCTTCGGTTGGCGCCAGGAGAGCGGATCGAGCAGTTGCCTGGTTTCGACGATCTTGCCGGTCCACTGCGGGTGGCCATTCACAATCTGCGCGAGCCCTGAGTAGACACTCTGTTTTTCACCGGCGAAACGGGCCGCGATGCCCTCGGCGTAACAGTTACGGCACCCTTCGCTCACGCGGCTACAGCCGATGATGGGGTTCCAGGTGGCATCGGTCCATTCGATTTTCGTTTTGACGCTCATGCTGCATTCTCCTCATCCCTGGGTTTCGGCCTGGTGCCCACGTAGGACGGCCACCTCTCGCGGATCTCCTGCTCTGTAAAGCCGCGCTCATCGGCGATGCGCCAGAACTCCTCGATTCGTTCCCGATCGGCATGGGCCTGGGCGCTGTTCTGGTAGGCCTCTCTGCGCGCCCTCATGATCCGGGCCTTGAGGTCGGCAGGCCTGGGCATGGTCGCTCCTCGGGGGATCAGGCTGCCCTGGGTGGCCTCTGTATCGTTCCACCAGGTGGACAGGGCCGCGGTTACCTCATCCCTCGAGAAGGCCTGCAGGACGTCCTGCCAGGCGGGGCTGGCGAGCGGATCTTCACGGCGTCCAGCCGCGGCGCAGGCTCTCTTATAAATCGCGAGCAACTGTTTTTCAGTCATCGGGAACTCCGTAGAGAAAAGCTCTTTCGGTCGCGTCCATGCCAGCATCTTGCTTCCATCCTCCGTCCTGCAACCAAAAATTCCACTTTTGCGGGCCCGCGTTGCGCATGCGGTCCAGCAGGCGCTTCGTTGCAACAGCGAGTGTGCAGCCCTCATCTTTGGCCAGCATCTCGATCGTGTCGCCGGTTTTGACCTTGAGGGCGTAGCCAGCCGGAATGCTGGCCTGCTGAAGCACGAAGCCAGCGTACTGCAGGATCGCCATTCCCTCAGGGATATTAGCCTCGGGGTCTTGGTTGAAGTCGTCGGGGTCAGAGGCCGGGTTTGGCTGGGGGGAAGGGGGGCGTTCCCCCTCTGTTTTTGCTTCTGTAACTGCCTCTGCTTCTGATGGGGTTACAGGAGCGTTACCGACAGCGTTACCGGACGGCTTTTCCACCGTCACGGTCGTCACAGCGTTACCTTGCGTTACACCACCGTTACCAGCGAGACGCTTTTTCTCCCGAAAACGACTCACTCTTTGGCGCGTCGTCTCCTGGGCTTGGGCTCTGGTCACAATGTCTCGGTACTTTTTGGCGTTGATGACGATCCACCCACCAGGAACACGTTCGATCCGTCGGCCTTCGTGTTCCTGGTGGGGGGCGGCGGTATCGGGGCTTTCGAGTGTAGCGATGGCGTCTCGCGCCTCTTCAGCGGTTACGCGCGCACGGGACGCAACGTTGCCCACAGCTGCGAATGGACAAAACCCTACCTCATCCATTGCTGCCAGCAGTGTGATCCAGACGATGCGCGTGGGCGTCGATTCCAGCCAAACGCTTGAGTCGAGGATCTTGGTGAAGATTTTGTTGTACATGGCCGTTACCGTAACGGTGGAGCGTTACATAGTCAAGGAAATAGATCGGTGCAATTCACAGCCTTATGTGGAAACCAAGGAAATCCAGGCCGTAATCTCTCGCCAGGCTCCCTTGCGCGGCCCCCGCTTGCGCGCGCACATTACTTTGGCGAGGTCTAGGAGCACCGCCGGCGCGGTCGAGCGGGAAATCCAGCGATCGGCGACGAAGTCATCGCTGGGCTTGTCTCCTGTCTCCCTCATGATGGCCATCGGCACGTAGGCCTGCATTTGCTTGAGGCGCGCCACCAGGCGTTCGCCGTTCATGGGATTCATAAAGGCCGCGGCCAGGACCATGTCGACCACCGGCGTCGCGGCGAACATGGCGATCGCCTCTTTACCGCCGGTGGCTGCGAGCACGCGGTATCCGTTGGTTTCGAGAAGGAACTTCAAAATGGAGAGGGCGTTCTCATCCTGGTCGACGAGCAGCAACACTTTTTTGCGTCTCATGGGTCCTCGGTTCGGAATCCGTCTGGGCCGTCGCTTCGCTCAGCTTCCAGATGCGGTTTTGCAGCACGAAGGTAAGGATCTGGGCCTTGTCGGGACCCTCCATTTGCATCACGGCGTTCTGGAGATCCTCGGGGTCCAGCGTTTCGATTAACCTGTCGAGATTTCCGCGGGGAACCTCGAGCGCGATCGGCCACACCAGGCCCTCAGCCGTGTCCGGGGCCACGGCTTCCGGCTCTTCCTGGCTGGTCTCTGGCTGGCTGGTCTCTGGCTTCAGTTTTTTAGCTTTGTACTCGCTGATGCCCAACGCTCGGGCGACCGCGGCGGTGCTCGCACCGTCGGCGAATAACGCTGCAGCTTTGTCTTTGTCGATCATTTTGATCCTCAAAACGGGATGTCGTCATCCGTGATCATGGTTGAATCGAGGCCATCATTGTTTGGCGGTTCACTGCCGTCCCAGGCGTCGCCGCGGGGCGGTGGCTCGGGCTTGCCCTCTTCGGGCGCTGGCTCCTCGAGGATCTGATCGTCGATCTTGTTTCGGAGCCATCCTGGCAGCAACTGGTAGGTGGAAGTGTTCTCTGGGCTGTAGAGGAGCGGCGTGCCCTCGCAGATGATGGTCTTTGGGTCGATCCCCTTCGGGAGCGGCCCGATGCCGGAAATGTTTGCGTAGGTTCGCTTCTTTTTTTTCGTGTGCATGACCATCAGCATGCACGGGCGACCGATGGCGGTTCCGATATCGAACTTGACGGCCTCATCATCGGAAAAGTCCCGGCCGCGCCAGGAGGCGAGCAAGTGTCGCAGGTTCGCCTTTTCGCTCATCGACGCGGTGTAATCCTGGCCGATGACGCGCGGGCCGGTCAGCTTTTTGCCGTCCTTTTCGAACTCGTACCGTTCGTTCGGCAGCTGAAAGCGCAGGTACACTTTCGGCCTCGGGTTCGGGAATTTGCCCGATCCGGCCTGAATGCCGAGCCAGACGATCATGTCGCAGACGGCAATGTGGGAGCCGGACGGCACCGGCTCGATTTCGATGGATGCTTTGACGGGAAGGGTCCAGGGCGCCATTCAAATACTCCTGCTTTCTAAATCCTTTTTGATTGACTCCAGTACCGATACCGGAAAATCTTCAAGCTCGGCGTCGCTGAGCCCTGACCACCATGCCCTGCGGTCGGCGTCGCTGAGCCCTGACCACAATGCCCAGCGGTCGGCGTCGCTGAGCCCTGACCACAATGCCCAGCGGTCGGCGTAGCTGAGCCCTGACCACCATGCCCTGCGGTCGGCGACGCTGAGCCCTGACCACCATGCCCGGCGGTCGGCGACCAGTTTACGGATGGTTGCAATGAGTTCGGATTTTGTCATTATTCAGTCCCCCATCCAGCGCGATGCGTGCATTTCGGCGATCTCGGCATCAGTCATCCGCGGCGTCATGTATTTCTCTTCGATGGCAGCGTGCTCGCGGGCCCGGCGCTGGCGCTCCAGTTCAAATGCATGTTTTTTGATGGCGATGTGGATCACGAACCAAACAAAGGCCGCGTACCCGATGGCGAGCGAAATAAGAGCGATTTTCATAGTGCCTCTCTCCGGATCCGGGTTTCCCGCTCGGGGAATACGAGCAGGGAAAGGTTAGCTAAAAAAACGGCTGCCTGGATTTCAGCGCAGGCCTCTTCGATGGTTGTGTATTCGTGTTCCATGAGGTGCCCCCGGGCGGCTTCGAGCACCGTGGCCGTGGCCTCGGCTTCATTCCGCGTGCCCTTGTTGGCTTCGAAGATTTGCATGCTGCTCATGGTTGGTTCCCCTTTCCACAACCACGGTACCGGCTTTCCACATTAATTGCAAGGACAGATTTCCACATATTTATCCACAGTAATGCCTCTTTTGAGGTATACTCCACGCCATGGCTACGAAAGAGGAACTACGCGCGGCCGTTCAGAAGTCGCTCCTGGCCAGGCGTAAGAAACTGGTGAAGCAGGGTCTTTGCCGGGACTGCGGTCTGAATTCCATCGCTCCCCAGAAGGGCAAGCGTAAGCCCACTCTCTGCGAGAAATGCCGGGAGGACCGTCGTAGCAGGGAGGCCAACCGGCGCGCCCGGCTGGCCGGAAAGGCGCCGGCACCATGAAGCTCTGGAACGCCCTTCGCTCGATCTGGCGGTTTTGTCACGGCCGGTGTCCTGTGCACAATGTCCGATACGCTGCCAGCGCCGACCGGCAATGCGACGCCTGCAGGGAGGAACTTGGGCCACACCTGGCGCGGGGGTCCATGTGGGATTGAAGACGCTTTCTCTTGGAACCCCCCGGCCCGCTGGCCGCATCGGCGCCCGGCCGCGCGTCTATGGCGACATCGTCGACGGTCTCCGGCTACGTTCCGACCGTAGCTCTCTCCTGCACGCCCTCGAGCGCCATCGGGCCGACGGGCACGATCGCAGCCGGTGCCAGGCTTGCCGGGATCTGGAAAGGAAGGCCGCCCGTGGCTGATTTCGCGACCTGTTACGCCTTTGTGCTGGGGAACGAGGACTATACGCCGCCCCGGTACCAGACCGAGCCCGATCCGACGAAAACCGATCCCCAGGCGCTGGTCATCTCCGGGATCAATAGCGAGGCGTTCCCGGTCGACTTCGAGGAGGTCTTTGCCATTCCCGTCAACCATCGCGCGCCGGCGGTTCAGGCGTTCTACCAAAAAACGTATTGGAACGGCTGGATCCAGCAGCTCGAGGATCCGATCGCGATGCGGGTGATGGATGCCGAGGTCAACAGCGGTGGCGAGGGCGTCCGACTCCTGCAGCAGGCCTGTAATGCGCTGGGCGCGCATCTCGAGGTTGACGAGACTTGGGGTCCACTCACGGTGGCCGCGGCGCGGGCCTGCAACCTGGTAGACCTGGTCGGCACATTCAAGTCCTTGCGCGTCGCGTTCTATACTTCGCTCGGCGGGCCCCACGTGGCCGCCTGGGTCGCGAGAGCGCGGAAATGAGCGACGTCGAGATCGGTTTCGGGCTTTTTGTTGGTCTCTGGGTGCTTTTTTTTATTCTGCTCTACGTCGACCGGAAGCGTATGCTCTGAAAGGAAACCATGAAAGACCTACCGAACCCGTTCTGGGCGTTCTTGTTTATGGTGCTGGGCTGCATCCTGCTCCTCGCGGTGCTTCTCAAGATCAACGGCAGCACGACGACCGTGATGCTCGGTGTGCTGATGGCAATCACAACCGCTGGCACCAGTTTGATCTCCGGCGCCTACGGCTACATCAATGGCCACAAGGACGGCGCGCTCTCGGTCTCCGTTCCTAGCCAACCGTCCCCGGGCGCTTCGACCGTCGCCACTGTCGGACCGCCCGGTCCTGCACCCGTGGCAGCTCAGCCACCCATCAGCCAAGGAGGAACGCCGTGAAACGACTTGCCCTGCTCTCAATCTGGCTTGCCTTGCCACTCATAGCCTGCAAGTCCGTGAACGCCCCGCTCCCAGCCTGGGCGCCGAACGTGCAGATCGCCACGGTCGGTTCCGTGATCTCCACCGGTCACGCCGTGGTTGTGGGTTACGAGCAGGACCAGGTCGACTGCGCGGCCCAGCCTGCGCTGACCAAATGTCCGGGGGTCGCGAACCCAGGCATTCATGCCGCGGTTTCGGCGATCCAGAAGGCGCTCACCATCGCGCAGCCCGAGTTCGATACCTGGGAAAAAGCCGTCGTAGCGAACCCGACTGCCGTCGAGCCCGCTGACCTTGCGGCCGCGATTTCCACCATTCAAACCACGCTGGCCCAGCTGCCAGCGCTTACGGGAAAGTAGGTCAGCCGTGACCATCACGCTAATTTTGACCCTCATCTCCGCGCTTTCAGGCTCGCTAAGCGGACTGCTCGGCTCAGACGGCATCCTGTCGAAGGGGCTCGCCGATCTGATCAATGCCAGCGTCTCGGCCGGCATCGCCCTTTTCAATGCCATCAAGGGTGGCGGGCCGGCGACCAGCGAACTGCAGGCGGCGCTCACTGCCTTGCAGGCCGAGTACACGGCCATCAAACAGGACACTTCCGCGGATCCGGCTGTAGTCGGCGCTATCGCCGAGGTCTCGAATCTTGTCGATGACGCGCTCGCTGGTTTCACCAGTGCCTCGAGCGGCGGGGTCGACCCGGGCACGCTGCCTGTGCCGCCTGCCGTTCCTTGATGACCTGGTCCTCGATCCATTTGGCGGGTCCGGGTCGACGCTGATAGCCTGCCAAACGATGAGCCGGCGCGCGGCCCTCCTCGAAATCGACCCCGACGACCCCGATTCGCAGCCTGGAACCTGGGGCGGCCATTGCGTTTTTGTGCCGAAGTACGACGAATTCAGCTTTACGTGCATCACCTGGGGCGGTCTGAAGAAGATGACCTTGTCCTTTTGGGAACAATGCTGCGATGAAGCTCACGCCCTTTTGAGCAACGATTGGTTGGGCGCGAAGGGCTCGCCGGCGGGGCTCGATCTGGCGCTCCTCGAGGCCGACCTGCAGGCGGTGACAGCTTAAGGAATTCCCAGCGCCCGGCCTCAGATCGGGACCGGGCTTTGGCCCCTCGGTGATTGTCGGCAATGAACTGCTTCGACGTCCGTGCTTCAATGGCGGGTGCAACAGGGAAACGAGGGGCAACCGGGACGCGCCGGCCGCGCACGGGTCCGATGCGGGTGGAAATCGGGAGGAGCCGGGGGCAGATCGGCACAGGGCGGTGGAAGGCCGCCCCTCGAATCATCGGTAAGGACATGACAAAAAAGCGATCTCCCGACCCTGCACTTTCCCATAAGAAGCTCTCCGAACTCACGGCGGACGCCCGCAACGCCAACAAGGGCACGGCGCGCGGCGCCGCCATGATCCGGGCCAGCCTTCGCGACTACGGCGCTGGGCGGTCCGTTTTGCTTGACCGGAACGGCGCGATCATCGCCGGCAACAAGACCGTTGAGAACGCCGGCGCGCTGGGGCACAAGGATGTGATCGTTGTGCAGACCGACGGCTCGCAGCTTGTCGCTGTGCAGCGCACGGATCTTGACCTTGCGGACCCCAAGGCGCGCCAGCTGGCCATCGCGGACAATCGATCCTCGGAAGTCTCGCTCGATTGGAGCGTCGACGCGCTCAAGGCGCTTTCGGGCGACGGCGTTGACCTGGGACCGTTCTGGTCCAAGGACGAGCTCGAAAAGCTCTGGCCGCAGAACGCCGATCTGCTCACGGACGAGGACGAGGTTCCACCGGTCCCAGCCGAGCCCACCAGCAAGCTGGGCGATCTGTGGATTTTGGGAGAGCATTGGCTGCTGTGCGGGGACTCGACCGTGGAGGCTAACGTCGAGCGGCTGATGGGCGGGCAGAAAGCGGACTGTGTGTTCACCTCGCCGCCCTATGCCGTTGGCATCGAGTATGCGGAATATAAAGACACCATCGAAAACCTTCGCGTCTTGTTGCCCGCAGCGGCAAAAGTCTGGAAATCATTACTGGTCCAGGGTGGTTTTGCCGTGGTGAATTTCGGCGATGTACTAAGCGGAAAAGAATTGAGCGGATCAAGGACACCCTGCGAATATCCGATGGCGCTTGAGCATTTTCCCGTTTTTAGGAACGCCGGCTACGTGCTTTGGTCCCGACGCGTATGGTGTAAGCCCAGTGCGGCAGTTGGTTCATCTCGGCACTGTATTGGCACAAATCGTGCCGCATCGAACTTCGAGCATGTCTGGACATGGAAACTTCCCGGCAAGCCGCCCGTAAACGACCAGATCAGCGGAGTGTGGCCATCCCAGGCCGGTTGGTTCGACAGCACACATGACAATCATCTCGGCGTCGGCCTCGATGTCCATGGGGCCGGGATGCCGGTCGTCGTTGCCCAGCGCTCGGTAGTATGGCATTCACGAAGCGGTCAGATCGTCCATGAACCATTTGCGGGTACGGGCACCACTTTGATCGCCTGCGAGAAAACTGGCCGCAAGTGCTTCATGATGGAGCTTTCGCCGGCGTATTGCGATGTGATCGTGACCCGCTGGCAGAACGCCACTGGTAAGAAGGCGGTCCTCGATGGCGGCTAACCCTGAGAACACGGGGCGCAGCAGGGCGTTCGAGGCAAAGAAATGGAAGCCTGGTCAGTCCGGCAACCCAGGCGGCCGACCGAAGAAGAAGCCGCTGACCGAGGCATACGGCCGGATTCTCAAGCGGCGCGTTCCAGCCGATGTGCTGCGCAAGCTGGGCCTTAAAGGCCATCCAACCTACGCCGAGGTAATCGCCTTATCGCTGGCGCGCGAGGGCATCAAGGGCAAGGTGCAGGCCGCAGCCGAGCTGGCCGACCGCGTGGAGGGTCGGATCAGCGCACCGGGCGATTCCCCGGAAAACCCACTACACTTGGCGGTTGAGGATGTGAGGAATGAGCTCATCGCTGCCCTCGATCGTCGATCGGATCAGCCAGCTTCCAAAGCCTGAGCGCGACGCGCTGGTGCGGTCGCTGTCGCCCGAGAAGGCGATCGCACTGCGCTACGACTGGCAGTCCTGGGCTCGGCCGAATCAGCTCCCCCCACCGGGCTCCTGGTCTTACTGGATGGTCAAGGCGGGCCGTGGCTTCGGAAAAACGCGCACCGGCTCAGAAACTCTCCGGCAGAAAATCAAGGACGGGGTCAAACAGGCGAACATCATCGTCCGCACGGTCGGTGACATTGAGAAGGTGCTGGTGCGCAGCTCTGGCGGCGTCCTCAAAGTGTGCCCTCCAGATGAGCGGCCGACCTGGATATCGAATAAGCGCCTTTTTCTCTGGCCGAACGGCGCCACCACCTTTGTGTTCACGGCCGAGGAGCCCGACTCTCTGCGCGGCCCGGAGTGCGAGTTCCTTTGGGCTGATGAGCTCGCCTCCTGGCGCTATGGCCAGGAGACCTGGGATAACGCCATGATGGGCCTCCGGCTTGGCCGGAGCCCGCAGGCGATCATCACGACGACGCCGCGGCCAACGAAGCTGGTCCGGGAATTGATCGCAGATCCCGACACGGTGCTGACCGCCGGCACGACTTATGAAAACCGAGCCAACCTGGCCGAGAAGTTCTACACCAGCATCATCCGCAAGTATGAAGGCACCCGGCTGGGCCGGCAGGAACTGCTCGCCGAGGTGTTGGACGACAATCCCGGCGCGCTCTTTAAGATCTCCGACATCGAGGGCGCCCGGGTGGCGAAATTACCGCCCCTGGTCCGGATCGTGGTTGCCATGGATCCGGCGACGACCTCGAATGAGGAATCAGACGAATGGGGCATCATCGCCGCCGGCCAGGACGGCCGGGATCCGGCTCACTTCTATCTGCTCGCCGACGAGAGCGCCATCTACACGCCCGACGAAGCGGCGAAACAGGCTGTCCGGCTCTATCACCGGCTGGGCGCCGACCGGCTGGTGGGCGAGGCGAATAACGGTGGCGACATGATCGAGGCGCTCATCCGCCACCAGGATGCGAATGTTTCTTATAAGAAAGTCACGGCCAGCCGCGGCAAGGTTGTGCGCGCTGAGCCCGTGTCGGCCCTCTATGAGCAGCATCGGGTGCATCACCACGGCACATTCGCCCAGCTCGAGGACCAGATGCAAACCTACAACCCTAAGACCGACGATGACTCGCCGGATAGGATGGACGCGATGGTGTGGGCGATGACCGAACTGGGCGAGGGATCGAGCGGCTGGGCTGGCTTCGTGAAGGACGAGGGGTCGAAATCGCCCGAAGCTCCGAAAGCGCCGCGGGTCAATGTCGCCGGCGGAAATCGCGACCGCTGCGAGTGCGGATCCGTGGTCTGGGATGGAAATCTATGCTTCAAATGCGGAAAAGTCCGGCCGGAAGCATAGAAAACGATGGTTGCGTTCGAGCCCGGTTCCGGTGTAATGTGTGGAAAGCATGACGACGTGGCTTGAAATTCCGGGCATGCTGCAGAGAACGCCAGATGACGCCCTCGAACGGATGAAGGCTGTCTGTAAGGCCTATTACCGGAAGCGCGAACGCGGTCCGGAAAAGGAGCGCCTCGACGCTCAGAAAATGTTTGAGATGATTAAGGCCGAGCAGCGACGGAGGCTCCTCGCACCAGCGCGGGTGGCGTTGATTCAATGAGCAAATTGATCGTCACGGAGGACATCGCCGAGTGCCCGAAATGCGGCGCGCCGGCGGTGAAAACGGGGGATCGCCAGCGTCAGTGCAACGCATGCGGGCTCACCTGGGAGCGCGTCACCGAGGACGACGAACTGGACGCTGAGGCCGAACGCCTGGTGCGCAGCCGGGGCTGGAACGAGGAGCGCGGGCGCGGGAAGTCGATCGGGAAGTTTCAGCAGAGGTGGTAAGTGACGCACCATTGCTCAGAATGCCGTCGCCGGGCGCTGTTTCTGACGCGCAAGAATCGGCGGCTGCGGGCTCGGCGCGACCATGATCTCTGCTTCAGATGCCTTAAGAAACTGATTGCCACGGTGGCGATCGAGGAGGAACGGAATGCACAGGCGCAAGGCCCGACAGGGCCAGTTCGAGCGCATGAACGCGCGGCGTGAGAAATCGCTCACTGCGCTTCGCCGGAAGATGATCCAGGCAGCGATGGCCGGCGGCCGGTCTGGATTCGCGGTTCAAATGCAGACCAGTGGGCCGGTCGGGCTGCGCGAGGCGCGGCCCAGAGAGCGTTAATGGTTCACGAGGCGCTTGTTCAGATGAATCTCGCGTCCGCGTTTCTCTGCGCCGAGCCGGATTGCCGAACGGTAAGCAATGATTCGGGCCAGTGTCCCCGGTGTCACTCGCAGGTGCTCAGCTTGGCCCAGGTCTTGGACGGAAGGAAAGGAACCAACGATGCAGAAACCAGGTCAGCTACAGAAACCAGTGACAACTGGTGCGCTCCGTAAGGACCGCCGCTGCCCCGCCTGCTGTGATTGTCCTGGGTGCGGTGCGCCTCAGGGGACGCCACACCAGCCCCATTGCAGCTGGGCTGTCGCGTCCTCTCTACTGCAGCCCAAGGGCGACGACGGCCCCTGGAAGGCACGTTAATGCTCGCCCGCTTTGTTCTCTGGCTGATCCGGCGGTTCCCGATCCTGAGCGCCGACTACCGCGCGCGCCGCGTGAAGCGCCGGCAGATCTGTCTTGCGTGCGGCAATTCCGTGAAAGTCACAATTCGGTGCGACTCTTCCACAGGCCAGGTGGTTTGCCAATGTCCGACGTGTCTTGCGATGTGGGCTTATAATCCAGTCGTGCGACCGGACGTGTGGGCGAAACTGCCCAAAGTGGAGGAGTAGCCAATGTCAGAAGAGCACGTTTTGATCAGGATTGAACACCTGTTCGAGCAACTTCTTCACGAAGTTCGCGCCATCCGGCGCGAGGTCGCGCCTCACAATTGGTCCATGCAACTCACACTGTATACAGGAGATGATATGTCGTCACCCATCACTTCACTTCCGCTCGGCGGCAGCGCGCAACTCGTTGCCCAGCTCCTTGAAAATGGCCAGCCGTACGTGGCCCCAGCCGGAGCCCCACCCTACACCTTCTCTCCATCGGCCACGACCGACGACGCGGATGTCACGATCGCACCTGCGACCGCCGATGTCACTGCCGGCGCCGTTCCGCTCTCGCAGCAATTCCTGATCACCGACTCGGCGAGCGATACCGTTGGCACCCCCGACGACATCACCGTCACGGCCACCGCGCCCGACGGAAGCACGGTCACCGAGACCGTCGCCTTCACCATCGGACCGGCAGTTGTCACCAACACGTTCGGTCTGTCGCTCGCGTTCTACCCAGCGCCCGCGGCGGCTGCAGCAGCCAAACAGTAGCCAGCAGCACCAGACCGTGCACTAGGAGGAGACCGGAGAGATGGGCACCAGCATCGTCAAGACGATCGCCGACGCTTTCTCTCCGGTTTTCCGTCCTGCAGGCAACCTGATCGACGGGGTGCAGCCCGGCTCCTGGGCGAGCCCTCAGAACCCCATCCGGCCCACGCTGCAGCTCGGTGTCGGCATCCGGCAGTGGGACTTCACGCCCGGCATCAACCTCCAGTTCACGCCCCGCGGCGACGTCGCGATCAAATTCCCCCAGCTCTGGAACGTCTCGAACTCTTTCGACCTCTGTCGGCTGATGATCGAGAAGCGGAAGAACGATATCAGCAATCGTTCGTGGTCAATCCGCGTTATCCCTAAGCCTGGGGAAACAAAGAAGGCTCGGGTGGCGCGCGAGGGGGCCACTCCCAATATTGCGAAAGCGACCAACCTGCTCAAGTTTCCCGACGGTGTTCATCGGTTCGATCTGTGGATCCGGATGTGGGCGGAGCAGATGCTGGTTTTCGACGCCCCTACCACCTTTCCTTTGAGGGCCATGGACGGCGGCTTGTTGTCATTGCGCGTGATTTCCGGAGCTACGATCACGCCTCTCCTCGACAAGGACGGTTTCAGGCCAATGCCCCCATCGCCCGCCTTTCAGCAGATCATTCTCGGGATCCCGACAGCGAACCTCGCAGGGCAAGACCCCAAGCTATTTAGCGCTCCCCTCAGGGATAAGTGGCAGCCCGGTTCCCCGAGCGAACTCTTTTACCAGCCAAAGAATCCCCGCGTCGACAGCCGGTGGGGATTCAGTCCCGTTGAGCAGATCATCGTCACTCTTTCGATCGCGGCCAATCGGCAGCAGTTCCTGCGCGACTACTACGTCTCGGGGAACGTTCCCGAGGGGCTGCTGCCGATGCCGGAGACCTGGACCGCACAGCAGATCAAGGATTTCCAAAAGTGGTTCGATTCGATGCTGGCCGGGAACCTGAAGATGCGCCGGCGGATGATCATGATCCCCGACGCCAAGCGCGATCCGATGCTTACGAAACAGGAAGCGCTCACAGATGCCACGGACGACTATCTAAATCGGGTTGTAGCTTTCGCTTTCGGCGAGAGTCCGCAGCCCCTTGTGAAGCAAGTCGGCCATCAATCGACTGCGAAAGAAGGCAATGACCAGGCGCAGGCATCTGGTATTGAGCCCGATTTGAAGCACATTGCCGGGTCCCTGAATGAAATTTTGTTCTCGCATAACTACAGGG